AATTAGTTAAGTTATTGAATTATAGTTTAAGAAAGAAGGATATGAAGTTATTGTTAGGTATAAGACATTTAACATAATATACATTATACGAAATCAGTCTTAATTAAAAATTGAACAGTTCTAGGCTTAAATGGCGCACCATTCAGCTCACATAAAAATCTTAAATCACGCAAAATCTTTTGATGTCTGTAATAAGCATCAATATGGGATTTATAAAGTCTCATTGATCTCTCCAGTGGCTATAAATACTTTTCAGAATAATCCTTCTCACATTATACGAAATCAGTCTTTAAGATAATTAGCAACCTCTGACATTGTTTTAAAAGTCTCTAAAAGTTCCCAAGTAAGTTCAGACTCAACATAAGTAAAAATACTAAATGTTCCATCATTATTAAACTCAATTAGATAATCATCTCTACCTAAATAACGCATAGACTTGCAATCATCTTCAAACCAAATATCAGGCATTGTTCTCTCCAGTGGCTATTTTCATTCGACGAAAATGGGAACCCCAACCCATTTTCTAAATACTCCCGATCTTAAATTAAAAGGGAGCTTTGTAATCAGAGGGAAGAAGTTTCAGGATTTAATTGTGGTTGTTCGGGAGCACTCCGCTCCCTCTGTTGCTGTGGTGATGAAGCAAAGTAATTAAACGGACGATAACCATCTAACCATCTTAAACAGTCTTGTTGTGAAATACCTGTCATATAATTGCCCTGTTGATCAATGGCAACAAGTTTGCCACTGGAGAGCTTAATCACACCTGACATTCTGGGAAAATCTGTAGGTTGTACTTGTGGCTGATATTCAAAATCATAAGGCTTGTTAGGATTGTAAGAAACAGTTTGAACAACTTGACCCGTAGAAGTAACGGAAGAACCATTTTTAGAAAGATCATCAAACCATTTAATACATTCAGGCTTTTCAACATTGACACCCTTGCGACATTCAACGCTTAGATCTAACGCGGCATTAGCTGATTGATTAGCTTCTTTAGAATCTTTCTTAGGTGCTGCATTGTCACCAGTAGAAGTATTTTCTTGAGCAGTTGCATTTTTTTCCTCAAATCTTTTTGTATTGAAAGTATCTGTATTCATTAATGCAATTAAGACAAAAGCAATAACAGCTAGAAAAATGCCTAAAAATACAAATAGCTGTTTAGGTAGCTTAAACTTTATAGATGAATGATCAGAAGCAGATTTATAAAGAGATTGATATTTGTCACTAAAGTTAAAACGATAGAAATCTAAATATTTTTTATGCTTTGCATTTCTATTTGCAGCAGGTTCAGGATTAGAAAGCCATTTATCAAACTCAAAAACGTTTGTATAAGTAGGCTTAGAAGCAGGACGTTTAATAAAATACATTCTGTCAATTAATTTATGAATGCCTTTTTCAATACGCTGTGAATCCTGAGTAATAAGCCATAAATCCTTATTTGTATGACGATGAATAGTTAAATCCTTAATCATAGGGTCTTGAGAATATTGATTTCCCTTGTACTCATATTCACGACGCATCTGTACTTCATCGTAAATAATAATTGAGCCGTCAGGAGTATCACGCCAATCATCAGGTGCAGGGTCAACTTCAGGAATCAATAATTCCTTAATATCTGAATAGATTTTTCTACGTTCTAAACCCTGTTCTTCAAGCTTGTCATTCTCTTTAATAATCTCCAATATTTTTGAGATCATAAACTGAGTTTTGCCCGAACCAGGTGTACCAACAATTAAATTAATCATTTGAAAATCCTCGCTTGTCTTGTTCGGTGACTGCGAGCCCTCGCACCTCACCGACAAGCTACGTATTTTTTAAGCTTTCTTAAATCCAATAGATGCGCTGTTTAATGCAACACGAACAGCAATAGCACTAAAAACCATTGATAAGGCTTGATCAGCACCCGACAAGCCGAACAAATACATAACATTGCCGAGCTGCCCCCAATACTGATATACAAGGCTCATTGATTGATCAAAAATAAATTGAGTAGTTCCATAGGTGAAAGCAGTTATTCCCATTCCTGAAATTACTTTTTGACCTGCACTGGAGAGAACAACGTCTGAAACTTTTGTAAGAATGCTAGATAAACTCATGGTTGATCCTCCTCTTTAGTTCGCACACCTGCAACGATATAAACAGAAGCAACAGCACCAACTAACAAAACAGCAGGTTTAAAAAAAGTAAGAGCGTCACAAACAGGTTGATAAGGCATATCAAGAGTGACTGATTTACCCATTACAGAAAAAGAAACAGAATCTTGAGGACAGGCACTAGAACCTGAAAGATTGACTTGATCAGCATCAATATTTAAATCTTCAAATTCCAATTCATTAGAATCTTGGTCTTCTGGTTCAGAAGTTGCCCAATCTTTAACAGCAGCCCAAGATTCTGAGATAGATAAAGCCCATTCTTCGGCTTTTGATTTTGCTGTTTCCCACCACTCAGTTAATGTATTAGGAAAAGTAAGAACAACTTGAGCAGCTTCACAAACAACAGGTGCCCAATTACAGAAGATAGGAAATGTTATAGATAGATCAGTTGCTTCAGGATTTGCTTCATTTGGCTTTGCTTCTCCTTGAGCTTCATTGGCTTTTTCAGCTTCGGCAGCATCAGCAGGCTTTGTAGTCGCATTGGCTTCTGCTTGTGAAGCAATAGGACGAGCTTTGGCATCATCTTTTTCAGCTTCTGCAACAATGTCAGCAGCAGCCGCAGTAGTTGCTTGTTGAGCAGCAGCATCACCACCAGCAGCATTTGAAATTACTTGTTGTGCAGCAGTTGGCAAAGGTAGATATTTTTCTTCTTTTTCACCAGTTTGAACAGTAAAAATTGGCCATTTAAAAGTTCTGTCAGGTGCAGCGGGATTAGTCCAATAACATTCATCACCGATAGCGCCTTTATATTCATAAGAACCAGTTTTGTAATTATCGTAATATTTTCTACAAGAAGCTTCTTTTGTTTGAGCTTGTGTATCTGCCGCGCCGCCAACTTGATAAACACCGCCTCCTTCTTCCCAATATTTAATACGATTATTTTCAGGATCAAGAACCCAATCAACAGCACCTAATAACTGTTCAACAGCAACAGACAAAGCATAACCAGCAGCACCACGAGCAAGAACTTTTGCAACTTGCGAAGCAGTTGGAGTAATTTTTACAGATGATTCTTTTATATATTTTTTGCCGTTAATGATGGCATTTTTTGTAGCGTCATATACAGTTGATGCACCTTGGGCGACTGGATTTTTTAAATCCCAACCACCAACAGCAGCATTCGCTGAACTCATTAAAAAGATTGGCGCAAGAACAATAGCAATAGATAGATATATCCTTGAAGCAAGTTTTAATTGTTTTTTTAAAACATTTTTATACCAATAAAAACCATCATTAAAAGCCATATATATGCCCCTATATCTTCCATTTCTCACACCTCAAAAAAAGAAAAGGGATTGCAACAAATAATGATGCAATCCCATTTTTAAAACATTGTTCTTAGAATGCAGAACGAATGTATTTAAAAACTTTGATACCTAAAGGAATCAAGATTGCAACAGCAGCAACAGCAGCCCCCGCAGTAGCAGCGCCAGTCAATTCAGTTGTAATTTCTGAAGTATCAACAGCAGCATTAGCACCCGCAGTCATAGCAACAGCACCAACAACAACAGCACCTTGTTTTAAACGTGTTACAAGATCACGGTTTTCTTTTTGATTTTCCATGATGGAAGCTCCTAGTTTTTTTCGAAGATTTGCACCCGTATGACTTTAATTCCCCAAACGGTTGCAAGAGTGAGCCAAAAAGCTAAACCGATTGCAGTTGCTTCGGAATAACTTAAAGGCGGTAACAAGGTCGGCAATTCGACCCATAGATCGCATTGGTTTGTAACCTCGTTGACGATTTCACAGACCTTTGCCATGTTCACCCCTCACATTTAGAAATATGAAAAGGCAAATATTTTTGATGAAAATATGAATAGCATTTAGGGCATTCGACTTGATTATCACCATTAAATGCTGTTATTGTTTTAATCATATTCTCACCTAAGCTATTGATTTATTTACATATTATACATTATACGAAATATTGTATTTTAAGCCTTTGATTCTAAAGGCTTTGCTACCTTAATATCCTTAAGTACTGGCTTTGGCGGTGTGCGAGCGAAATCAAATTCAAACTCAAGATCAAACATTGCAGGCAGTTCAACATCTTTAAAGCGATAGAAATTACCTGAGCCTTTAAGTTTAAAAATCTGTTCTTTACAGCCTTTTGCATCCATGTTTTCCGCAGGAAACGGAATTGAAGCATGAATGTTTAAATTATCGTAAGGCTGTGGAATACCCTTGTTTTTTCCATTTTCAGGTGTAAATTCACCTTTAGAAATATATAAGCCTTGAACAAGTACAGTTTGGATTTGAGACATTTTTTAGCTCCTAAGCTATTTTTAAGGATTTGAATTGCGATACTGGTGGCTGATACCACTCAGGCAATTGCTGGTTAAAGTCAATTTCAATGAGCTTGACAAAAGGAATTATGTTCTGTGCTTTCTTAGTGTGGAGATTCTGAAGAAAAGCGGAACTAAATCCGACAGCTTCTAGCTGTTTAAGAAGATTATGGAATTGTGATTTGCCATACTGTTTTTTTAATTCATCAATACCCTTTTCACGTACTAAAAGGAACATTGCAAAAATATTTCTAACACGTGTATTGCTAACTTTGCCTTTCGCATTGAGAACGACTGGACTTGATTCAATAGCTTTGTACACGCTTTCATCATCTGTTAAGCGCATGGTCTGACCTTTCAAGGCATCAAAAATATTTTTAGTCGCTTTTAACCAAAGATTTTTTAATAACTCAGGGTTTTCTTTTTGAAAGCGAATCAATTCAAATAAATTAGTCGGGATTTCATTACGTTCAAGCCAACGTTTTTTTAAACGTGATTCAAAACGCATTAAGCCAACAGTCCAATCTATTAGTCTTTGATCTGACATAACATCAACAACTCGCATAGCTGCTTGATCATTTTTTAAAGACAAAGACTTTTGATATTCAAACTGTTTTATAAATTCATCGTGTTTTAAATAACACTTATGCTGTACCAGACGGGAATGTTCACCGCCCCAATATACGGAGGTATCAAACTGCTTTTTAGAAAGCCTAGTCTGACCTTTAGAAACATTAGAAAGAAATTCAAGAACTTTTTGAGCAGTTGTTTGATCTTTCATTTTGCAAGAATAAGTAACATCAATATGTGATACCCAAGCTTGAGACCAATCAAGCATTCGAGAAAGTGTAGGATAAGCTTCAAAAAGAAAACCAATCATCTCAAAAGCCCCCTGCTCTATATCATCAGAACCAAACACATTATGACCTTGCAATAACTTTGCAGGAGAAGCCTTAATCTGAACGTAAGGAGCATATGAAGAATCAAAAAATACTTTCATAGCCATACCTGTGTAGTGTGTTGGAACTGATTCGTAAGGATGAAATAAAGCGTTTGCCTTTATCTCACCATCATCATTTTTATGTACAGATCGAGAAGCCAGTGGAATCTCAATACTATGAAGATCAACATCTATAAAAAAATACTCGCCCGCTTCATTTAAGCCATAAAATGAACTTTCAAAAGGAGCATTTATGCATAGATGGTCTATCAT